AGGAAGGATAATGGCAGAGTATAAAATAGTAATAGCCACCACCTAATTAACTTTTAAGAAAAGGATAATATCTAGTATGGTAAAAGCTCTAGTAGATAGTAAGATGCTGAGCCGTGGTCCTTGTGATGTTTGTAATTCAAGTGACGGTAATACACTATATGATGATGGACATTACTTCTGTTTTGTCTGTGAGACTTATACTAAATCATCCCATAAAGACTTATCATTAGATGGAGCGGATATGGAAGCTGTAACACAATTAAAGGACGTAGCACTTTTTAATAATAGACTTCCTCAAATAGGTTCTATCCTTCCTATTAAGGAACGTAACATTAGCCGTGATACTTGTCAAAAGTATGGCGTTCGTATTGTTCAGGATGCTGAGGGTAAAACTACTAAACACATCTATCCTTACATGGACATCAACAATACTCACATTGCTAATAAGATTAGGCATGTAGCTAACAAAGAGTTTGCTGCTGATCCCCCAGGCTCCCTTGGTAGGGCTGTCCTATTCGGTCAGCATATCTGCCAGCAAAAGGGTAAATACATTACCATCTGCGAAGGCGAATTGGATGCTATGTCAGCCTATGAGATTATGGGAAGCAAGTGGCCTGTTGTCTCAATCAAGGATGGCGCAGCATCAGCAGCTAAAAACTGTAAGAATAGTTACGACTTCCTTAACTCTTACGAGAACATCATTATCTGCTTCGACAATGATGAGCATGGTAAGAAGGCATCCATCCAAGTAGCAGAGATGTTCGAGCCTAACAAGTGTAAGATTGTTTACCTAGACCTAAAGGATGCTAACGAATACATCAAGGAATGTAAGCGAGAGGAGTTCATGAAGGCTTGGTGGGCAGCTAGGACATACACACCCGCTGGCATTGTCAACCTTAAGGACTATGGTGCTGCTCTATACGATGAGAAGCAACAACAAACTTGCTTGTATCCCTTTGCTGGTTTGAATGAGAAGCTGTATGGTATTCGGACTGGAGAGTTAACTACGATCACGGCTGGCACTGGCACTGGTAAGTCATCTGTAATGCGTGAGTTGATGCACCACATGCTGAAGAATACCACAGAGAACATTGGTGTCATCTGCTTGGAGGAGAATGTCAGGCAGACCATCTTCCACATTATGTCAGTTGAAGCTAATGCTAGATTGTATATTAAGGAGATACGTGAAGCTTACCCAAAGGAAGACTTGGAGAAGTATCAAGCTGCTACAGTAGGAACTGGAAGGTTCTTTGCCTTCGATCACTTTGGTTCGTTAGGCACAGAAGAAATCCTTGCTCGTATCCGTTACATGATCAAGGCTCTAGATTGTAAGTGGATCTTCCTGGATCACTTATCTATCCTGATCTCTGGCTTGGATGGTAATGATGAGCGTAGGAACATTGATATTCTGATGACTAAGCTACGTAGCTTAGTAGAAGAAACTAACTGTGCTTTGCTGTTAGTCTCTCATCTACGCAGGGTCAGTGCTGATGGTGGCCATGAAGAAGGTAGGGAAGTATCTCTATCACATCTGAGAGGATCACAGTCCATTGCTCAGTTGTCTGATACAGTGATTGCAATGGAGCGTGACCAACAAGCAGACGACCCTAACATCGCCAACACCACTACGATACGTGTCTTGAAGAACCGTTATGCAGGTGAGAACGGTATCGCTTGTCACTTGTATTTCAATAAAGTAACTGGTAGGCTTCATGAAGTAGATAACTTAGGAGACACAGATACTCAGAAAGCAGAAGTTAATAGTGGCTCAAACTCTTTCTAAACATCAGCTTTATTACCGTAAGAATAGAGCAAAGAGATTATTGGAAAGGCAAAAATACTATAAAGGAAGTAGGTTATTAGGTTCTGACTTGTTCTTTAGGAATAGACTAGCAGCGATAAAGTCTAAAGCTATTAAGAATAATCTTAAGTTTAATCTTACTCTTGATCATATTAAAGATATCTTTCCTCTAAATTCTAAATGTCCAGCCTTAGGTATTAAGTTTAAGATGTCTACTACAGGATTTGCTGAAAGAACATCGGCTAGTTTAGATAGAATTATTCCAAAGTTGGGATATACCAAAGGTAATGTCATCTGGGTTAGTATGATAGCCAATAGAATCATGAGTGATGCTAATGCAGATGAAGTTGTTAAGGTTGCTATGTTTTTTAAGAAAAGTATATTAAAGGGAGGAGATGGGATGAGCGACACCACTAAAGAGGATTGCCCCAAGTGCGGCGGATCTGGGTTGGTTCATTACGACGAGAACCATTCGACAAAATGCTGGGTCTGTTGCCCTCACGATAAGGGATGGTGGCTGCTCAATGAAAACTATAAGGACGCTGGCAAGCTTTGTTGCAGGGCGGGCTGCGGGACGACGAAAGATGGAGAAGGGGCTGCAGGTTAAGTAATAATGATTTTAATTGCTGATACTCCTTACTTAGAAGTATTTATTCGTAAAGAATTTTTATATGACGAAGCAGATCATGTTGGAGAGTTTGTTCCTGCTGTAGTATTTGGTTTTCGAGCAGAACCAGCAAGGGGGCCAATGTTTCAAGTAATGTTAGAGTCTGGCGCTCAATGGGCGCGGGTGCCAATTCATAAAATTTGCAGCAAGCCTTGTGATCCGTTGCCTTTGGAACAATGTATATGGTGGGATAATTATGGATATGAGTTTGTAGTTCATAGTTTTGATTTTCTAAAAAATATGACTGTAACAGCTTTAGGGCGTGATAAGATTATTAGAAAAGGTAAATATTTATTTACAATTGACTGGGCTAAAACTGGTTGGAGTGAGGTAGCAGATCAGCATAAAAATCATCATGTAATTGCATTAGATACAGGGCATTGGATTGCTTATCCAAATAATAGATTGGTCTGGCATGATCCTTCTTGGATTGATCCGGCCCCTGACAAGGAGTGGAGAACACCTACTAGAAGTTATTCTGTTGAATAATTAATTTAAGAAAGGAATTAGAATATGGCTGATAAGTCTAAAGTAAACGAAGCTGGTAACTATACTAAACCAACAATGAGAAAAGCTATCTTTGAAAAGATCAAGGCGGGTGACAAAGGTGGAGATAGCGGCCAATGGTCAGCTAGAAAAGCACAGATGTTAGCTAAAGAATACAAAGAAAAAGGTGGAGGATACAAAGATTAAATTATGAAAGAACCTCAAAAGAGTTTAAAAAATTGGACTGAACAAAAGTGGCGAACAAAAAGTGGAAAGCCTTCAACACAAGGCCCCAATGCAACGGGTGAAAGATACCTACCAGAAGAAGCAATTAAGGCATTGACACCACAAGAATATGCTGCTACATCTAAAGCCAAACGTGAAGGCACTAGCAAGGGTGAGCAGTTTGTGAAGCAGCCTAAGAGCGTAGCTAATAAAACTAAAAATTACAGGTAACAGCATTTTCTAATATAGTCTCTGGAGAAATAAAGAACTTAGCAAAGGATATAAAACAACATGGAAGTAGTAATAGACATTGAAACAGATGGCTTAGATGCTACTTTAGTTCATTGCGTAGTAGCTAAGGATACAGCTACAGGGCAGCTATATACATGGCAAGGTTCGGAATGTTACTCTGATACTTTCAAAGAATTTGTCCGAAGCGTGTCTACATTTATCGGACATAACATTGTGTCCTTTGATGTTCCTATTATGAATAAGTTATTAGGCACTGATATTAAACAGGAGCAGTTAGTAGATACACTAATCCTATCACAGCTTATTAATCCCATACGAGATGGAGGACATTCCCTAGAGGCTTGGGGAACTACTTTGAATTGTCCCAAAGTTGAGTTTGGAGGAGACTTCTCAGTGCTTACTGACCTGATGGTGTCTTACTGTCAGCAGGATGTTCAGCTTACTCACAGGGTGTATATAACTATGCTCCCTGAGATTAAGAAGATTACTCCTCAATGCATTGAGTTAGAACATAAGATTAGATATCTATTGGATCAGCAAGAGAATACAGGCTTTACTTTAGATGTTCAGAAGGCAATGATCCTGAAGGCTCGATTGTTAGATAGATCATCAGTATTGGAACAAGAAGTTAAGGATTTATTTAAGCCAATGCCTGTCTATGTTAGGGATGTTGTGCTTAAGATGAGGATGAATGGCTCACTCTCTATGGTTGGCTTAGGACACATAGACGACATCAATACCGTAGCGGGTCCACATTCTGTTATAGAATACCCTACATTCAATCTAAACTCTCGACATCAGATAGCCAAGCACATGATACAGCTTGGTTGGAAGCCTACTAAGTTTACTGACAAAGGGCAGGTCATCGTAGATGAAGCTGTCCTGAAAGATGTTGATCTTCCTGAAGCTAAGAAGATATCTGAATACTTATTGGTTGATAAGCGGGCTACACAGATACAATCATGGTTAGATGCTGCTGACCATAACAATAAGATACATGGTAGGGTTCTTACTCTACGAACTATCAGTGGTCGTATGGCA